ACAGGTAATGTAGCTTTATCTGCTGATATTGATGCAAATACAGTTGGTATTTCAGAATTAAATGTTTCTGATGGATCAAATGGACAAGTTTTAACAACTGATGGTGCTGGTAATTTATCTTTTTCAACAGCATCAGGAACAACTATTAATAACAATGCTGATAATAGAGTTATTACTGGTAGTGGTACTGCAAATACTTTAGAGGGAGAAGCTAATTTTGTATTTGATTCAACTAATAATAGAGTTGGAATTGGGACGAGTAGTCCTGCAACAAAATTACACTTAGGAGGAACAGCACCTCTTGATTCAATTATAAGACAAGATTCTACTACCTCGGGTACAAACTGGGAAATTGGAGAAAGAGAAGCAGGTAAGTGGCAAATTTTTGAAGATGATGGAGATTCAATTGTTGCTACATTTATGTCTACAGGCAATGTTGGAATTGGAACGAGTAGTCCAGCTAGTGCTTTTGGTTTTTCAAAAACATTAGAAATTCAGGGTGGAGCTAATGCTGAAGTTAATATATCACAAACTGACAATAGCAAAGATTGGTCTTTAGGCATCACTAATGGTGTTAACTATCAACAAACTACTTCAGGTCAAGCCTATGCTTGGTGGAGTGGCGGAACAGAAAGGATGCGTATTGATTCTTCAGGTAATGTTATTATTGGTGCTACATCAGGAGATAAATTATTACACATAGAAAGTGATACTAACTATGAAGGTATACAAATTAAAGGTGCTGGTCATAAACAATTAACAATAGAAAGTACACAAAGTTCTAAGCAAGCTCTGGTAACTTTTACAACTGCTAGTCAAAATATGAGTATTGGTTTAGAAACTGATAATGCGTTTATATTTCATAGTGGAACTGCTAGTGCAGAGAGACTCCGCATTGATACCGGTGGTAATATATCTTTTGGTACTCAAAAAGTTGACCCTAACTGGTCTCAGTTTTTTAATGCAATATCAGGTAATTATGGTGGTCATTTATCTTTTCAAAATAATAGTGTACCTGTAACTTCTTTAGGAAATAACTTTTATATAAATAACTCAACTCTTAATGAGAGAGTATTAGCATATCCTACTCAACAATTAAAATTAGATAACGCAGGAAATTTCTTGTTTGAAAGTGCAGCTAGTGGTACAGCAGGTGCAACTTTCAGTTTTAGTGAAAGAATGCGTATTAATTCTTCGGGGCGTGTTGGAATAGGAACAACTGGTGGAAATGCAGGACTTCATGTTGCTAATGCAGATATAAGATGTACTGGTAGTGCTATTGCAAATGATGGAAATAGTATTTCTATGTCGCAAGAATCTGCTGGTGCTTTCATAAATGCTAGAGGTGCGCATACTAGCTCTAGAGGAACTCTTAACCTTCATGTTAGTGCTAGTAATGGTGGTTTAGGTATTACTGGTTTAACAGTTAATAGTGATGGTTCAGTATCAAAATATTCAGGTTCATTTAAAATTGATCACCCATTAGAATCTAAAAAAGATACACATAATTTAGTTCATTCATTTGTGGAAGCACCACAAGCAGATAATATTTATAGAGGTGTTGCGGTCTTAGAAAATGGTAGTGCAACTGTTAACTTAGATACTGTTTCAGGAATGACAGAAGGTACTTTTGTTGCTTTAAATACAAACACTCTATGTTTTACATCTAATGAAACAGATTGGGATGCAGTTAAAGGAATTGTAAAAGGAAACATATTAACTATTAATTGTCAGAATACATCATCAATGGCAACTGTATCTTGGTTAGTAATTGGTGAAAGACAAGACCAGCACATGATAGATGCTAATTGGACTGATGAAAATGGTAAGATAATAGTTGAACCACAAAAGGAGAGTGAATTCTCCTTTTTAAAGGAGAATAAAAATGATGAATTGGAATTGTAAATTAGTTGATGTTTATACATCAGAAATAGATGGACATGAAAAAGTAATTTTTAATGTGCATTGGCGAGTAGAAAAAGAAGATAAAGATTATTCTGCATCATCTTATGGTACTCAATCTTTAAATACAGAAAATATAGAAAACTTTATACCTTATGATGATGTTACTTCAGAAATGGTAGAAGGTTGGGTTAAGGATGCTATGGGTGAAGAAGAAGTATCTAATATTGAATCTAACTTAGATCAACAAATAGAAAATCAAAAAAACCCACCTTATGTTACCAACGAGTTAAAAAATTAATATATAATTTAATTTTATAACCAACAAACTATAGAGAGGTATTTATATATGGAAGAGGTAAATAAGGAAATAAAAGAAGTAACAATATTTGATGAAGTTTATAAAGTAAAAAACTTAACAAATAGAGTAACAATGGCTTTTGTCAATATACAGAGAATGGAAAAGGAAGCTACAGAGTCTAATTATCAGGCTCTAAAAGCTCAAAGTGCTGTAGAGTTTCAAAAGCAACAGATAAAGTTAATGATTGAAGAGGACAAAATACAAGCTGAACCTAAAAAAGAAGCTGAAGAGGAAGATAAAAAGTAATGCCAAGAAAAACCGCTAACGATGTTCATTCTGATTTGCGAGTACATGAAAAGATGTGCGAGGAAAGGTGGAAAACTATTTACAAAAAAACTGATGATTTACATGAGTCAGTAAATAGTATGAAGATTTGGTTATTAGGCGGTCTTACTACAATAGTTGTTTCATTGATAACACTTATTGTAAAAACTTCTATGTAATATGCTAGACAAACTTATTGAGCCTGTAAGTAACATTTTAGATAAATTTGTTGCGGATAAGGACTTAAAACAAAAGTTAGAGCATGAATTAAAAACTGAATTACATAGAGCTAATATGGCTCAAATTGCAGTCAACAAAGAACAGGCAAAACATAGTTCCTTATTTGTATCAGGTGCAAGACCAGCGATTATGTGGGTATGTTGTTTAGGTCTTTTTTGGTCTTTTTTCTTAGCACCGCTATTGAACTGGATGATATTGTTATATGACTCAAATATTGTATTACCAAACATACAAACAGAAGGGTTGCTTACACTTACTTTATCATTGTTAGGTTTAGGTGGTTACAGGTCATTTGAAAAGTTTAAAGGCGTAGCAAGAAACTCACTTAAAGACTAATGCAGAACGAAGTAATTGCAATGCTGAAAAGACATGAAGGGTTAAGATTATACCCGTATAAATGCAGCGAAGGATTTTTAACTCTTGGCGTAGGTAGAAATTTAGATACAAATGGTATAACAGAAGAAGAAGCAAACTACCTGCTGTTTAATGACATAAAAAGAGTAAAAGAACAATTAAAGAAAAATTTTGGTGTTTATAGAACTTTCCCGAAAAGAGCTAGATTAGTATGTATTGATATGGCTTTCCAAATGGGTATAAAGGGTTTTATGAGTTTTAAAAATACTAGAGAGCTTATGGTGTTAGGCAAGTGGGTTGATGCATCAGAAGAGCTGTTGCGTAGCAAGTATGCAATACAAACTCCCAACAGAGCTTTATATAACTCTAGGCAATTAGCGTTATGTCAAAATGACAAAAAAAACCAGCGAACAGCACCAAAGTAATTCTAGACTAGGTGCTGTAGGCGAATCATTAGTTCGCACATTCTTATTAGAGCATTGTGATTGGTGTTACCCAACGCAAGAAAAGCATCCAGCAGATTTATTAGTAGAACTTGGATCAGCTAAGTTTACTGTCCAAGTTAAAACAAGAAGAGAAACTAAAGAAGGTAAGTATGTATTTGCAACAGAAAATTCTAGGAATATGTCTAAGGTCTACGATCAATACCATTGTGACATTCTTGCTTTTGTTTTCTTTAGTGAAACAGGAAAGCGTATCTTCTTCAAATCAAATACTACTTCGCAGACTTATTTTACCTTTAATGCAAAATCTATAACTGCTGATATGGAAATTGCTTCATTCCAAGAAACCTTAGATCATCTAACATCAGTTCCAATAATTAATAAATTATAATTAACAAACCTATTTGATATATTTATATATTTATGTATAATTGTATTATGTTAAACAAAAAAGGAGTAATTAACATGAATATACAACTTAGAAAAAATCTTAATTACGAAAATAATTTTGATGGAACATATTGTGTTTATTTGAATGGCAGACCAGTTGGAAATGATGCTGATAAAGTTGTTTTAGATACACAATGGCATAAATTAGGTTTTAAAAGTATTCATGTTGGAAAACCAAATGGTCATGAAAAAGCAATATTAGGACAAACAAAAACTGATAAGTCTTTTGAAATTTTTGGTGGTCACAAATGGGGTGGTAGCCACAATGATTGGTTTTTGGTAATTGATGACATTACTGTTGCACATGGTAAAAATGCAAAATCATTATTACAATTATTAGTTTGTATTGAATGGACAGATGAACAAATACAATCATCAAATGATTCATATAAAAGGAGAGTGCATAATGGCTAAATTACCTGAAAAAGTGCAAAGAGAAATTAGACAGCTTAGTATTGAAGAACTAAGAATATTATTTAAGGGATGTATTCACAACAAAAAAATTGATAAAGATAGAAAGGCTTTGCTTTGTAAGTATGTTGAGAAAAGATTAAATAAGCTGTTGAAGCAAAAAGACTACAACGATACAAGCATATCTGATTGTGAGTATATTGCTAAATGGGAGAGTAAATAATGGATAATTTATTATTTTTTGTAGCAGGATTTATAACTTTCATACTTGTAAGATACATTTATAATTCTTTAGTTTTGTATCTTGCATTTCGTAAAAGAAAGAATATGTGGGTTAGATCAAACTATAACAATAGAATAGTCTACGACAAGAAGTGGATTAAGTAATTATAAGTATTAATCGATTTAGCATTGATACTTGTAATCATTTATATATTTATATATATTATATGTATGAAATATATATAGACCTTATATTTAAGGTTAGGAGAGTAAATTGAATAAAATAGATTTTGGCAAAGGCATTTCCTGTAATGGTAATCATGTTGCCTATATTAAATCCAAAAAAGACACGAATAGAGCAAGAATTTTGGTTGAAAAAGCTCTATCACCAAGAGGTAGGTTAATAGCTGAATATACAGAAGAAAAAGTAAGACCTACAATTAAACGTGAATTGGTTAAAGCAGTAAATGTATGCAATGAAAAAAATGCAACTTTAATAATAGCAAACATATCTGCATTAGCTAGAAATCTTACTGCGTGTGAAATACTAAACAGGTTACATAATAAAAAGATTCTAGCAGTAAAAGAGTTAAATCATGTAGTTAGAACATACGCATACAACACTACGCAATTATTATTAATGGCTTGGGATCACAATAAAAGCACGGGTGGGATTATTGCAAAAAGTTTACAAAGAAAAAAGAAAACTGGTTGGAAAGCTGGTAACAGAACAAATCTTAATGTTGCAACAATGAACGCTGCAAAGGCAAGAAGAGAATTATCTGATGAATATGTTAAATACATAATGCCAAGAATAAGAAAAATACAAAGCAGGGTATATGAAAAGGCAACATTACAAGATATAGCCGATGCACTTATGTCACAAAAAATACCTACAAGAAGAGGTAAAACAACTTGGACTCCAGCAGGAGTAAGCAACTTGCTTAAAAAAGCAGCAACATTAGGAGTTTGAATGGATGCACTACAAAAAGAAAATTTTATATTAGCAGCACATCTTGTAGATGTAGTTTATCAAAAAGATGAACTAATGTTTTATAAAAAAATAGGTTATAAAAAGGATAGGGTTACAGAATTTATTTGTAAATATGTGTATGTAAGAGATTGTAAAAAAGAAGTAGTAACTACTGGAATGTTAGCTGATTTATTAAGTGAAACAGAAAATACTGTAAGAATTAAAATAAAAGATGCAATTAAATATAATTTGTTAGTAAAAATAAAGTCGCCAAAAGATAAAAGAGTAACTATTGTAAAACCTACGCCAGTTTTAAAAAGATTAATGGAAATACAAGCAGTAAGATTAGCTAAGACAATTATACAATTTACAGATATTGGCAAAGCATTATTTAAAGATTGGGTTGAAGATTTAGCAAAAGAGTATGATTTAGAAAGAGTGCCAAGTTTTGCAGATAATACAAATGAGTTTCATAGAACATTTGCAAAACAGTTTGCGTTATATATAGAAAATGGCAAGAAACTCAAAAGTAAACGCAGAAATTTAGGATAAATGTTTGAGGGTAATATATGTATGTTTTTTTTAAAAGGTATTGCAATTACAAAAAATAAATACTATTTTTTTTATAGGAGTAAATAAATAATGTATGGGTGTAGAACTAAAAGAATAACAATACCAATGGAAAAATCTGTTCATGTAAAAATTGCAGCAGAGCTTTTTCAGGAACTTGCAGATGATTTTAGCAAACTATATCGATCACCAAACTCAGAAATAAATAAGCTATTTATTGCACAAATGATAATTCATCACGCACATAGTAGTTTTAAGCAGATAGCAAATGCAGAGGATGGAGATAAATATAATTCTGTACATTACAAAAATGCAAGATAAGGTGGCATTTTAGACTATGAAACTTATAAATAATAATTCTAATACTTATAAAAACAACGCTATGACTAAACCCCGTAGTGGTGGGACAAAACAGTTAGAGTTTAATTTTAACAAATATATGAGTGCGCATAATATATACTACGACAAATTAGGCTATTTACCTGTTTCGTTACATAAATTATGTAAACCTGTCAGAACTGTTAGATTAAACAAAGTAGGTTCATCTAATAGTTTAAACATTCCTATCAATCAAATCAAATCTATTTACAAGGATGATTTTGGTGCTGGTGTATTTGTTGAATTATGCAACTTATTAACTCCAATTCCTGTAAGGGAATCTATTAACGAAATTAACTATCTTATAGATAAGGAGAGAAAAAATGGTAGGTAAATTAACTTGGTATAGAGCAACTAGCAGCATTATATGTGCATTAATGGATCATCCAAAATACTTTAACAAAACACAATGTCTGAAAAGGGCGGTAGATGAAAAGAATGGTATTGTAAAAGAGCAAACCCCACAAACAAATAGACAAAGAACAGGTGACTTATTAGAGCCTGTATTAATACAAGAGGTGGCAAACAGATTAAGTCTTACAAATGTTAAAGCTGATATAGATTATAAAATAGAACATTCTATGTTGCCTTTAGAAGCATCATTAGATGGATTAGCAGAAGCTAAAGATATTGTTGTAAAAGAGAATGTAGATAAAGGTATTTACTTGCCTACAGCAACAAAGCTGAAGCTAAACGGAACTATACCTATAGAAGTAAAGGTAAGTAGTGAGTTTCCACATACAGCACCGCCTGAGTGGCTAGGTGTATTGCAGTTATTTAGTAGCATGGAAATACTAGATGCTGAGTATGGCGTGCTTATAGTATTGTATGGAGCTGACTTACGAACATTTGTATATCAAAGACAAGCTGATTTCGCACAAAAGTTAAAAGAGGTGGTGTTAGATTTTGACAGAAGAATTGACGAGGAAGATTGGTATATACCTGAAAATACAGAGCAGGCTTACACTATATTTGATAAAGCAACAGACGAAGAACAAACCCTGTTATTAGATGAAGATACTGTAGAGGACATAGACCAATATTTAACACTTAAAGGCGTAGCTAAACAAGCAGAGGAAACTGCTGACTTGTTAATGACTAGCATTATGTGTGCTATGGGTAATCATTCCAAAGGTAGATCAGAAGATTATAAGGTAGATTGGGGTGTTAGGAATTATAAAGCTACAGAAGAGAGGGTTATACCAGCTAAAGAAGCTAGAAGCATTAGATTAAAAACGCCTAAGATTACTAGGATTAATAAATAAGAAAAGAAGGGCAAACGCAATAGAGAGTATATAAAAAGGAGAGTTATGCAAATGCCCTTCTTTTATGATTATAGTTTATAAGTATCAAACTTGTAATTGTAATACTTATAAAAAAATGTAAAATAAAAATGGAGAGTATAAAAGTATGAAAATAGAAAAAAATAAAGATAAGAAGGCTTTGTGGATCGATGAAGATTTGCACAAAGAAGTAAAAATATTCGCTATTAAAACTAACAACAACATAGAAGCAACAACGCAATACTTAATTAAGTTAGGTATTTGCTCACATAAACAGGAGAAAAAATAATGACTGAGTTTTTTGTAACTGTACAAGAGCAGAGAAGAAAGTTAGCAGAAGAGAAGAAAGATAAAACTGTTGAATATTATTACTTTCAAAAAGGTGCTGGTATGCACTATAGAGAAATTTGCTATTTAAGCGGTAGAGTTGAGAGAGAAGAGCTAAGTGATTGATCTGTTAATAAACGTAATACAAGCATTGTGCTTTACAGCATTAGGGTTAGCAATGATAGCGATAATTTATTTATTTTATACAAATCGCTAATGGCTAATGTTTGCAAAGAATAATAAAGATTTTGAGGATTATTGTTGGAATCGCTACAAACGCATACAAACAGCGTGTGATTTATTAGGGATTATTAATGATGAAACTTATG